ATGTTTCGTGGAGGGGTGAAGATTGGTCATAAGCTCACTGTTGGGGAAGCTGTTAAGGCGTATGTGACGTGGGCCAAAGCTGAGGGAAAGTCCATCCAGCGCGAGATTCCGAGATACACGCGGCATATGGCCCCGCGCTTTGATGCGCTGTACATTGAGTCCATAACTCCAATGATGCTCACGAGTCACAAGGCTGAGCTTTTGGAGTCTTTGTCTGAGCAGTCTGTTGTCCATCTGTTTTCCTTCCTGCGGCGGTGTATAAACTTCGCGATCAATTCCAAGATGTATATGGGACCAAACCCGGCGAGCAGTAACCGGAACAGTATGTTTCGGCTCAAGCCTGCGGATAATGCGTCTGTTCGGTTCTTTTCACCTCAAGAGGCCCGGGCGCTGCTGGAGCATCTTGAAATGCGATCGCAGTCTGTTCATGACATGAGTCTGCTGTCTCTCAAGACAGGTATGCGTGCGACGGAAATATTCCGGCTCACTGGTTTTGATATTGATGTTGAAGCGGAGCTGCTGCACGTCCATGCAAAGGGTGGCAAGCGGCAAACAGTACATGCCCCTGCCGATGTTATGGAAATGCTGCTTTCGTATGGCCGAAGAGGGAGCGAGTATATTTTTCAAAGCAGGAGCGGCGGAAAGATTACAAACGGAATCAGCAAGGTGTTCCGCCGAAGTGTTCTTGATCTGGGCATTGATACCCCAGACAGTCCTCCTGAAATGCGAGTTCGCTTCCACGCGTGGCGACATACGTTTGCTTCGTGGCTTGCCCAGTCTGGGAAGGTGACACTTCACGAGATCAAGGAGCTGCTGCGCCATGAAAAGATTGAAATGACGTTGCGATATTCGCATTTGCTCCCCGGGCACCAGAAAGAATCCATGAAGATCATTGGGGACGTGCTTGACGATCATCCTCAAGCGTAAGAACTTTGTAGCGCGCGAGGTAGCTTTCAAGGTCTTCGCGTTTGTACAGGATGGCTCTGCCCGGAGTGTAATACTTTGGGCCACAGCTTTTTTTTCGCCAGCTGAGAAGCGTGCTGGAGGAAATTCCGTAGATCTTCGCCACCTCATCTCCGCGAAGATATTTCCGCTTTTCAAGCTCTGAGAATTCCTTTTTCATGGGCTTGGTAGCCACAAGAAAGCCTTCCTTCAGAAGCTCATGGAAAACATTCTGCACAGCGTGCTGCACGATGTTTTGAAAGCCCTGGTCAATCAGACTCAGAGGCTTTTCTTTTTTGCTCTGTCCCATTCTAGAATCTCCTTTTCCATTCAGTCGTAAACTGCTGTGTTTTCCAGTCGAGCATAAGTCCGGGGGAGTGCTTCCCAAGGGCATTTTCTTTGACGCGTAGACCGTAGTTTTTTAGAAGTTTGCCCATGTCCTCGTGACATATTCGCGCCTGTGGTGCGCTGACTGTGTTGTAGTGCTTGGTGAGCATTCGCAGCCCGATGACTCCACGCTGTCTGCATGAGTCAGGCGCGTGCAATATGGCCCAGCTCAGTCGGATTGGTTCGGGGGTGATGGCATAGCGTTGGAGCTTCTTTTTATTTTTCCAGTCCGAGAAGCTGCGTTTTCGCATGCAGTCCCGAAGGAGTTTTTTCCGTGGATTCTTGGCCCCCTGAGGGCGGCGTCCAGGAGGCGGAAAGGCTTTGGTATAAACGGAAGTGCTTGCTGTTTCTCTTCCCAAAGGGCATGACGCGCAGGGACTGGCGAGGAGATCGGCGTTTATTGCGCAGGTTTCCCGGCATTCTTCTTCACTGATTTCGGTGTCATGGTAAGCGCATTTCATTTCCTTCACTCCGTTAGAGTTTCTGTGAGAGAGGCTGTTCCTATGAGCTTGAAAGGCAGACAAAGTCTTGCCCCGCTTCGAGCTGCTTGTGATGCTTTCCAAGGAGGTAAGCGTCCTTGAGCGCTCCGCCTTGGGCCAAAAGAGTGTGGCAGACTGTCCGAAAGCCTTTGACATTCGCGATTGCGTAGAGTCCTGTGTGTGGGCCGTCTGGCAATTGGAAAGAGACTCCAAGAGTCATGGCCGTGCTTTGTGGTTGGGCTTTTTGCATGAATATCCTTTTGAGGTTTCATTGTTCATTCGTTGCAAGCTCTGCCGGGGTAGCTCCTGCTGTTCCTGGGCGATCTTGGCGGCCTGCTGGACGCCAATGCTCGCAACGTGAAGCATTGCCTGTATTTGAGGCGTGGCGCGAGGGTGTTGTGCCATGTCTTTCATAAGGCGCAGAATTCTGTTTGCGTATTGTCCCAGTGAGAGAAGAGGCGCCTGCTGCATGTCTTTCTCCGCTAGCCTTGGGTGCGGACTGCATCGAGGCGAATGAACATTTCCTGTCCTTTTTGGAGAACATCGAGCAGCTCTCGCATGATCTTTTTCGCATCCTGAGGGGAGACGTCCCCGTCTTGCACGCATTTCCCACCTACTTCTGCTACGTCTGCCATTTCTTTGAAAAGTTGGCCCAGCCCCATGATAAAAGAACTGGCGTCCATAGGCTCCAGCCTGTGCAATGCACCTTCTGAGAGCTGAGCTTTTGCCCAGTCCAAAAGGACTGTGTTGCCTACAACGGCACAGAACTTGGGAAGGTTTGGTAAGCTGGGCCAGTACGGGTCGTTAGGATTGAGAACGCGACTCCCGTTGCAGGGATTCCAGCCCATTGCAGCGCTGATCTCATCGCGAGAGAGACCGGAGAGGCTTTCTGCAAGTTGCATGGCGGCGGGGAGGCTCATTTGGGAAAGGTTTGGCGTGTTCATGGTGGTTCTGTCCTTGTGTTTCACATGTTGATCTAAGATTTCAGCGTGTTAATGGGGACAGTGCGCATGGAGGGTATGTGCGTGATGCACCCTTCTGGGAGCAACTCTCTGGGGACTCCAAAGTAGACAAGCTGTTCAATGCGAATAGCAGGTGCGCGCTTGCCTGTGAGTATGTTAGATATTGTAGCAGGGCTGCACTGGCATTTGGCAGCAAGAGCGACAACGGTTTGCCCGTTAAGGGTCATCCATTTGTGGAGTTCAGCCATTCGCTCCGTGTTGGTGAACTTTTTTGGGGGTATTTGCATTCGCATCTCCCAATTTTTTGAAGGATTTTAGGTGCTTTCTTTACGGTTTGCGTTGACCTAAAGCGGTATGCACCTGTAACCTTCGGGTGTTTTAGGGTCATTTTTTCTAACAGCGTTAATTCTTTTTGAACTCATAAAGTGTGCATCGTCAACCCAAAAAGAGTTGAATCGGGGTGTGTTCGTTCTCGTTTGGGGATGTTTCCGGGGGTGAAATTCTGAAAAGCACACAAAAAGAAGCAAATAGAAACGCATAGATTCCATAGGGATATGGGTTGGAGTTTTTGCGATGATGAAGAGTCTTGGGCAAAGGATAAAAAAAATTCGTGCAGGTGAGTCTCGTGATATTTTCGGGGACAGATATGGAGTGCATAGAAACACTCTTGGTCGCTGGGAAAACGGTGAGCGTTCCCCGAGTGTGCCCTTTTTGATATCCTTGGTGCGGGATTATCATGTTGAACCTGAATGGCTGCTGATGGGCACAGGCCCTATGCATTCGAGTCCGAAAGTGGTTCAACTGCATGCGCCTGCCACGGAAGGAAAAAAAGACTGCCTGACTGTCCAAGATCTTGAGCTTGAACTCAAAGAAGAGCGTTCGCAGCTTCGTATGCTTATTCAGCAGCTTTCAGAATTGACGGGAGAGAACCGGAAGCTGTGGCAGGAAAATGCCAGCCTCCGCGTGGAACTCGCAGAATCGCGGCCCCGGAGTGTGTAGGGAAATAGTCTGAATATAGATTTTAATAAAATTTGATTATAGTTTTTTTATAGTCCCAAGACGATTCACCTTGGGACTTTTTTATAGGGGGGAGGTAAAGACGGGCAAAAAAAATCCAGAGAGGAACTAGACGTAAAATTGTGTGTGATGGGATAAGCGAAATAGTTTAAATATGGATTATGTTTTTTTTATTGGAATATGAAAATGAAAATTTTGGCTTTCAGACTATCGAATACAGCTGTAAAAGTTTGGGTGGCAAGTCCCTTGCCGTAATTAGCTGGGAAAAGATTACTTGATTAATTATATTGATTTTTAGCTATATAGAAGCCCATATTGGACTTGAAAAGGGTGGTAGCTTGCGTGAATGGATAAAATTTTAGGGGATGCCTTAATAGGCAAGCAAGAGGCTTAACCCTTCAATGATAAAGAATATGTAAAACTTTATCAGGCTACATTGTGTAAGGTCGATGCTATCGCAAGTATTTAAAGATGCCTAGCGAACGTGAGCCTTAAAAATCAAGGTTAGAGAAGTGATTATGGTTTTGGAATTAAGTATGTTTGTGAGGTTTTGAAAGAAAACTGGATTTAGTCATTTGGAACGGTCTTTGTTCTTTTAACTGTCAACATGCTAAATTTTATGATGATTTTAAATAGGGGTTATGAATTATGATTTATAGGGAAGAATTGTTGAGTCGGATTAAAGATTATCTCACGCGGCTTGCTGTAAGTATTAAAATGTCAAATGCAATCGATGATTACCATATCAACTACGTATGCGAGTCTTTATTTATTGAATTGTTAAATGTTATTTTTGACACAGATTGCTTTTTTAACCTGAATTCAGATGTAGAAAATTATCCAGGAGTAGACTTAGCTGACGATGATCTGTCTATAGCTGTTCAGGTGACAAGTTCGAATTCTGGGCAAAAAATAAATCATACATTAGAAGAATTTTTTAATAAAAATTTAGATCAGCGATGGACCCGACTCATTATATTAATTGTTACTGATGAAGGACAACGAGGGGGAGTGTGGAAAAAGAATAAAAAGTTGATCGAGGAGCGTGGGTTTGATTTTGTTCTCAAAAGAGATGTGTGGACACTTGAAAATTTTGCAGCAGAAATTAAGGACCTTGTCTTTAAGGATCAGGTTAAAATAAGAAAAATTTTGAAAGAGCAAGTTGGAGGTGTTGAATGTGCCTTAATGCATTTGAGTCGTCCTCTAGATTTTGAGCCTGAACTCTTACGCAGCGTCGACCGTGAAAGAAAAAGCGAAAAGTATATTCCTGAGATTTATCGGGAGGATTCATATACTAAGGATAATGTACGGTTTTTTTGTGATTTTACTCGATACAAGGGGGTTATTGATGATCAATTATCTAGACTGTATTTGTCTCATTTAATTAATTGGGGAAAAATGATGGAGATAGAGGCTTTGGGGAATGTTGCAGAAGGCCCCTTTGCTTCTGTAGAAGAATTCGCCGACGCGATACGGCCACTAACCCCTTTTGATATTGGAAGTATAGCGGATTATTCAGCTTCTAAAATAGGTAATTATAGATGCTTTTTAGACCAAAGAAATAAAATTGGTTATGCCGTTAACGGGTTGCTTTCAATTTATAAAGAAATGAAGAAAGCTATAAAATGTTCAGTTAGCAAAGTGATGCTATTGCATGGTGAAGCAGGGATTGGAAAAACTAATTTTGTATGTGATTTTATAGCCAATACAATTGTCCCTCAAAAAATACCGGCATTTTTCTTGAGAGCGCAAGATTTGTTTGGGCTGGAACGTGGCCTTTGCTCTGTTATTGTTAATAATTCAAATTTATTGAAATCTTTATTCGTGGATGACCCAAACGTTTTGCATAATTTGTCTTGCTACTTAGAGTCGATAGATAAAAATTTAATAATAGTAATAGATGGTGTAAATGAACTAAGAAATCCTAAAGAATCTGTAGCGGTTATCAGGGCATTTGTTAATGAAATAGAAAAAATGAATAGGATAAAGTTGTTTTTTACTTGCAGAACTCAGTTCAAAGAAGATTTTTTGAATGACTTTATTTTTGAGTTTGGTGAAATAACATCTGTATTAGAATTAAAAAGTCAATATGGATACAAAGATACTAGTTTGTTCGATGGATATGCTAAATTTTATGATGTTGAATGTGTTGTTTCTGATTATATTTTATCGAAATTAGAAGAGCGTCCATTGTTGTTAAGGATTTTTTGTGAAGCTTATCAAGGAGGTTATAAAAAAGGGGAATTTATTACGAATCTTTCTAAAGTGGTTATTTTTAGAAGATATAAAGAAAAAAAACTCGAAGTTGCCGGATTTACGCATTTAGAAAAAATAGAGGCGGAAAGAGTTCTTTTTTCGATTGTGGATGAAATGATTGATAGTGACCAGTTTGGAGTTGTTGAGGGAAGTTCTCTTGAGTCTGGTTTACTTCCTGCTTTGGACAAAATGTCTCAAGAAGAAATCTTTATACGCTATGACAATGATCTAGACTGTATCGGAGGAGCTTATTCTTTTACTTATGATGAATTTAGAGACTATTTGATTTCTTTAAGAGTTCTAAACAAATTAAACAGAGGTGACTGGGATTATTTTGATGCTTTAAAAAAATCAAAGAATTTTCCGATGCATGCAGTATCCATCTTTTTATTTGTATTTTGTGTTGAAAAAGATAAGGGCGAAGTAAAAAAAATGCTGTCAGAACGGGGAATTTTTGAAAGTACACTTATTGATGGCCTTTTGCAGCTTGATGAAAGATTTTTAAAAAGATCATTTTCAAATGATCTCTATTCTTTTTTAAAGGTGAACAATAGTTGTTTTTTCTTTGAAAAACTATTTGATTATATATTCAGGTGTCCTCAATGTGGCATTGGCCAAATATTCATTGAGATAAAACGTAATTCTGAAATTAATGACCTCGATTTTTATTCGTGTTTGAAAGATTCTTTTTTGACATTTATAAAAAAAGTTGGATTATATAGAGACTTAGAATACGACGGGGTGGCCTTGGATAATTATTTGTTTGGGCCTGTGCAAAGGGAATTGTTAGAAATGGTAGGTTTTAAATGATCAATAGATACACAAAGTATGGCGTTGTTGTTCTAAAAGAAAAGGTTTCTGATTCAAAATTTTATGAATTATGTGAAGTCTCTGCTGGTAGCTTTGCGTTTAGAGTTGCTAACAGAATATACAATGATTTTATAAGAGACCCGATAGAGGCCTACTCGGAGTTTAAGAACTTTTTTTCTAATGAATACGAATCATTTAAATCTTTTATGCAGTTTAGATATAATGTAGATTTACAAAATGATCGTGAAGATCTTCTGTATATGGTTATCCCTAGCGGTTTAATATTTTATAGGGAGCAAATTAACCCTTATGCGGAACAAATTTTGAGAAAAACAGGAGTTCTTTTTGAAAATTAGAGCTGATTATATAACCAATAGTTCGTCAACATCTTTTGTTTTGATCATTAAATCTGATTTTAATTTAGACTCTTTTTTAGATGCTGCTGGTGTGGGTAAAGAGAGTCCAATGTTTCCGTTGTTTAAACAATTTTATGAAATTATTGAAAAAAAAATTATTGAATCAAGTTCTATACCAGATTCTTCAGTTGTACCTTTGGCGGATGGAGGAATTTGTTTTCAGAATATATCCAGTATGAATATCAATTATAAAATGACGACAAAAACAATGATGGATGAACTTAAATCAGATTATAAAAGTATTTATCTTTTAGATTTTTCTGATGAGATGAGTGAGGAAGAAGCATTTTTGCTTTTGGAACCTTTTGAATTATTCAATGATGATTTCTACATTAATGCATTAACAACTATTTATTAAAAAAATGAAGTCAATAATATACAAGGAGTTGGGGTATTCAACTTTTTTCAATCCCAAAACAGGTTTTTTTATACGTGCGGAGCACAAAGGGTTCCCTGAACCCTTATGGGGACCTGCACCTGAAATGTTGGATGTTTCCATAACAAATTGGTGCAATCTAGGTTGTGATTTTTGTTATCGAAAGTCAAACCCTTATGGGAGTCATATGAGTGTAGAGGACTACATTTGGCTAATGAGGGAGGCCGCAAAAGTGGGAGTTTACCAAGTCGCATTAGGTGGAGGTAACCCCAATCAGCATCCAGAATTTGTCAAAATTCTTAAATTAACAAGAGAAGAATATGGTATAGTCCCTAATTACACAACGAATGGACGAGGGCTTAGTGCGAACGTGTTGGCTGCAACCAAAAAGTATTGTGGCGCAATTGCTTTAAGTGTTACAAATGAGAACGTTGATGTTCTAGACGCTGTAAGTAAATTTGAGTCTTTCCAGATACGATACAATTTCCATTTTGTCTTGAGTTCAGAAACTATTGATAGAGCTATAGATATTCTGCAAAAAGAAGATGTCCCGTGTTCGTTAAATGCGATTGTTTTTCTTAACTATAAACATATAAATGATAATTCATCTCTTACGACCCTGAATGATGAGCGTAAGCTCTCAATATTCCTTCGTTTAGCAAAAAAAAAGCATACGTTTAAAGTTGGATTTGATTCTTGCTTGGTGAGCGCTCTTGGTAAACATTTTAAAGAAGAAAGCTATTGCATCGAAGGATGTGATTCAGCACGGTTTTCAATGTTTGTAGATGAAAATTTAAATGCCTATCCATGTTCTTTTATGGAACCTCTCGAAGAAGGAGAGTCTTTAAAAAAATGGGGGTCTATAAGCTCGTTGTGGTTTAATGCTCCACGATTTAAGCAGATAAGAGAGCATTTTTTATCAAATGAATGTCAGGATTGCTCGTGGCAAAAGATTTGTCGAAATGGGTGTCCTATTTTTGACTCTGTGAATTTATGTAGGAAAAAGCCTTATTTAGAAGTGAGTAGCTGATTATACAACGTTGTTACTCCCTCCCCAGAAAAATAGTTGCCATTACATCGCGCAGCTCTTCCACGCTTTGAGCGTGTTCAAGGGCTGCGCGAGTTGTTTCTGATATCTTTTCCCCGTCGATATACCTGTGCCGTGGCGCAGGGTTCTTTTCTTCTTCTGGGACCTCATCGGGCTGGCTCCCGATCTCCCAGACTCCAGCCTTAAAGTATGGGTATTCACCCTCTCCAAGTTCTGGCGGAGCTACCGCGGTGGCGTAAGCAGGCACGAGGAACTGTCCCGGTTCCATTGGGTTTGCCTCTGCGGTCCCTGTTCCGATCAGTGCCCCAGTCTCCGGGTCGTAGTGATAAATCTGCATGTGTTTTTCCCTAAAATTTAATGATGAAGTTCATTGCGAGGTTTTTCATTCGAGTCTCAGTTCCGCCTCGTGGGGCTGTGTCGAAGTTTTGAATGAAGGGATGCTTGTTTGCTGAATGTGGTCCCATTGGTTGCCCTTGGGTTTCACGACTCACCACAGGTCTAGTTACTTTTTCGCCATAAAAACTTGACCCTGCTAGCCCTCGGAATTCCATTGAATGCGTGTGGCTTTTAATCCCGTCTCCCTGATAACTGCCGTGTGCCCGGCCGGGGTCAAGGTTCCTGCCAGAGTCAGTGCCGCGTGGAACAACTCCTCGCAGGTCTGGGATATTAAACGTAGAGGCTCCATTCCCATTCCCATAGTGCGTGCCAATAGCCTGAAAGAGTCCAGCGTAGGCACTTCTGGAGACTGCTGCTCCGTTGCAGATCAGGAAGCCCGAAGGGGAGCTTGTCCCACCGTGTGGGATAATCCCTCCAACTGGGACCCCAGAGAATTCAGGAGGGAATCCAGCTCGCCCGCCACCAAGATCAATGAGTTTCACCACGTCCCCAACACTTGTGCCAAAGCGAAGGCCAAGAGCACCTGCCGTTACAGCAGGAGACCAGCGCAGGGGAGAAACGTCTTTCAGTATCCACAGGGTCCAGTCACTTGTTTGCAGGGCGACTTTGCCCACGTCCGCGCTTGTTACGTCTGCGGCGGAGTTCCGGTCTCCAGCGCTGGCATAGGTTCGGAAAAAAGGCGTGTGGACTTTGCGTCCCGTCAGATCGTGATGAATCATGAAATAACCTCGTAAAGTGCTTCGTCGTCTTCAAATACAAAAGTCAGTTCCCCGAGGTCGTTGAACTCCTGGACAAGTTCAAGATCTTCCAGAGAGCCAGAAGGAAAGTCGATGGATATCGTCATGCCTGCGCGCGGCGGGGCATTGTGTGAGGTCACACAGACCTCATAAATTCGGTACATTTCCAGATTATAGAGCGTGAAGGAAGGGGTGGATGTAGTTCCGTCATAGGTCCATGTCGCTGCTCCGTATTGGCGGTGAAAAATGCGCCAGCTACTGGCTGCACCTCGCCAGGACAGATCAAGCACAAGTTTTTCCAGCCCTTCGAGTTTTCGGTTCTGGGGAAGAGCCACAAGCCCGGCAACTGGAGCCAGAAGAGAACTGTCGAGTTCTGATGGAACTGCGCCGTCATCTCGGTAAATTTCGTCAACGTATTCCACACAGCGCAGCTGCACAGGGCTGTGCTGGCCGCGTGTTATGCTGGTGATTCGAAAGGGCTTTGCCTTGGTTTGTGTACTTGGCCCTGCAATCCAGCAATCATTCTTGTGGGGCACGGTGGTCCACGGTGTGGCAAGGTGAACTCGACTCAAACCGCCAGGAAGTTGCTCCGGGTCCTTGGCTTGAGACACAACACGTTCTTCCATGCTCCCGTTCTGGTGCCGGACTTGTATATGCCAGCCTGGAGCCACGGCTTGTGTGTCCAGTACAACGGTATTTCGATCTGCATCCTGAGCAATCCGGCCGCCGTATCCCCATTGCGGAACGTCATGCTGGAGCAAAATGACGTCATAGACCTCGTGAGCAAGGGCATCCTGCCCGGCTTCAACCGTGACAGTGCGCCGGGTATAGCGATTTATTGCCAGCCGAAAACGGGCATGCTTTACCGCCTGTTCTCTGGAGGTGCAGCCATAAAGCGCAATGCTGGAACGTATCTCTTCTTCTTCGCTACTCGCCCAGTTCTGGGCGTAGACGGTGACGGTTTCCCGTTCATAGTCTTTATCCTTGTCCCAGTAGCTCACCTCAAGCACGTTCGCGCGCTGCTCTTGCGGTAGGTATTCTTCCTGAAAGCTGTCCGCGACAATATTCCCCACACACAGCAAGTCCCGGGGCGTGCCCGGACCTTCATAGACAGGGCAAAAGCGAGTCCCTCGCAAGACAACTTGTCCACGGCCAATATTCCCCATGCGGTCGAGGATACGGGGCAGGCTGGATGCTTCGTCAATGATGAGGTTGAGTTCAAGTCCTTGCTGGGTGCAGAATTCTGCCCACAGCGCAAAATCAAGCATGCGTTCCGGGGTGACGCTCCCGCCATAGTCCCGGTTTGTAATCGCGTCCCAGCTTGCCCAGGCTGGATTGCTTGCCGGGCGATCAACCCATTGGTCGCCGTGCTTCACCTTTACGGTGTTGCGTTCCACGATGCAGGTTATGCGCGGGTTGGGATTGGCAAGCTCTGCGGCTGGAACATCGACCCACGCCAGGAGCGCACAGCCCGGGTAAGAAAGATCTTCGTAGGCAATCTCCTGCATGTATTCGAGGTAACAGTCATTGCTAAAAGAGATGCCGGATTCTGGCGCAGTGCTGAACCGGGCGCGGACTTCGTAGCTGCCCCGTGGCAGGTTGTCCTTGCGGATAAATCGTCGCACTGAGCCTTGTCGGGCTGCGGTTATGCTGAGGTTTTGAAAGTTTTGCCATGCTTCCCCTGTTTTGCGGTACTGCACGGCAAGATGCACAGACGTAGGTTTGATGCGGCCCTTGTCATCGAGGTGAAAAAGTGCAGGGCAACGCAGACCAATGCCAAGGGCTTCAAGTCCATTTCCGTTGGAGCGAACAGGGGCACTCCAGCTTGTCGAGAGTTTGATGTTTATGGGCTTGTCTTTGGCAACGTCAGAAAATTCCTGAATGATATTTTGGCCCTTGCGGCCAAGGCGTGAGCGAATCTTTCCCAAAGATGTGATGGAATTCCCGTCCGCGCGTATCTGTGAAATGGAATCGACTTCGTGACCGGCTACAAGAAAAAGGTAGTTCAGGAACTGGTTTTCGCCGTCAGTCGTGACGTGTCGTGCAATAAGGTATGGCGTGGTTCGCGTACGGCCATACACGACTGGAATGCAGCCGCCGTTGAGCGTTGGGTTGGTTCCGGGATTGTAGGAATAGCTGGGAGAGTTTGCACCGGGATCATCTTGTGAATCCATGCTGGAGAGGTCTGGACTGGCTGGAGGAAGTGCCGCGTTGAGGAGCATTCCACCTGCAACGGAAACAGCTCCAGCCGCAATTCCGGAAGCAATGAGCGAACCAGCTGTATACGATGCAACGCCGTTTGCCATGACTGTGGTTCCAAAGGTCGCCAGATAATACTGCTGAGTCACAACCGCAGCCGCGACAATGGCAAGCATGCCAAGAGTACGCCCAAAGCTGCTAAAGTCTTCAACGTAGGGACAAATGCGGATGCTGTCCCCGGCTGTGGGAAAGCTGTCTTTGGCGCAACTGGTCACGTCTTTGCCTGATAAGCCAACGGCCCAGTTCAGGCGATCAGAAAGGACTGGATTGTGTCGCAGTAGCTCTGCCTTGACGTATTCATGCACGCTTTTCCCCGGGACAAGAGGCACAGTATGAGCCTCTCGCTCTGGGCTGAATGGGTCGGGGCGGTAAAGAATGTGGACACTAGCAGACACGGTAAAAACCTCGGAGCGTTCTGGAAATGCAGGGGTTCGAGAGCCGGACGAGCTGGCTTACTCGTTGGCTTCGGGTGTGGAGCATATTGCCTTTGCCAACGTAAACGCCCACATGGTTCACCACGTGAGGCGCTTCTGTTGCCGTTGCCATGCTCACAAGGCAGGGAACTTCTGGGGCTGCTATTTTTTCAAGCATGCCTGTACCTCGGGCATTATTCAGAATATCCACCAGCTCGCTTTGCTGCGCGCAGGAAAAATCCGGCAGTGAGAGACCATAGGCCCGGAGCACCAGCAGCACGAGTCCGCCGCAGTCTGCACCCTGCATGCTCCGGCCTTGTTTGCGGTAGGGGATGCCAATGAACTGGGTGAGATCAGGCGTTAACACCTTGTGCTCCTGCTGCTGGGAATCCACCAAAAAGGATGGTCCGGGGCTTGCCAGAATAAAAGCGGCCATAGTCGGAATCCCCACGCGCGCAGGCTGGCTTGGTGCGGCAGGTGGCAAGGGTGTGATCGCAGCTTTTGACAAAGCGGCAGACGTCTGTCTGGTGACTACGGTATCGACAATAGTTGTTCAGCACGCGCCCAAGGGGAAAGCGTTTGCGAAAGGGACTGGCTGCGCCAAGAGTGAAGCTCGCCCACTGAGATGTGACTGAACTTTTGAGCACGGTAAATTCGTCCTCAGTCCAGACTTCGTCCCCTGTGGCAGAGTTGATGAGCCGAAGCACAGCCGTGGCTCCAACAAGGCCGCCATGCTGTTCAAGAAAAAGCTGCACTTCTCTGGTGATGTTGGAGACGTTGGCTGTGAGTCCTGGAAGTTCTCGAGCTTCCTGGTCACGCAGCCCGGACAGAGTGACAGGAGCAAAGTTCCAGTCGTGGCCGTCCCAGCGGACGCTTTCGCTGTTGTCGGTGTAGCGAAGGCTTGTGCCGTCATGCAGGCGTAGTTCAAAGAGGAATATTTCGGAGCCTGTACCGTGCAGGCCGTGCATTTCCAGAAGTGCAGCAGGAGAGAGTGAACGCACTAGGCTTCCTCCATTTCTAGGGTCACGCTGTAGCGTCCCGGGCTGATGTACTGAAAGGGAATTTCATCCACGATAAAGTGCATGGTTTTGTCTGTTCCGGTGCGTGGGTCAGTCCAGCTAAAGGCTCCTCCCTGCTGCTGCTCAAAGAATGCGAGCAGTTGGTCCAGATCTGCTTTTGGCATGCTGTCAAAACCAAGGCTCACCCGTTCAATGGAGCGGGTGGCCCGGGGGCGGCTCTGGGTGTATCCAGCTTCAAATTCAATTTTTGTCAGGGGCTTTTTTACTGCTCCAGAAAGAGCAGAAGGCCCCACGATATTCGGCCAGTGTGCCACAGCCTGCCTCCTAGTATCCTGTCAGTCCGAGATGCTCGCCAACTCCGCCAATATTTTGGGAACAGCCTTCAAGAAAAAGGTGCATGACCTGACGCACAGGGTCCTGTGCAAGGGTTGCATTTTTGACCTGCAAGGGCTGTGAGCTTTCGTTGTGAATTTGAACTTCGAGCCTTTGGGGCTGGCTGCTCTGGCCTGCGTGGTCCACGGAAAGACTGACTGGGATGCGGCGGCCGTCCGGGAGGGGAACATGTGCCTCCGCAGGGTAGCGACCTTCTGATACCAGTGCGACTTGTGGCCCGTATGATATGCCGCCAGTTGCATAGCCTGTGAGTCCTGCACCGCGCAGGGCGCTAAACTGGGCGTTCGCGTTGGGAGTGAAAAAAGAGTCCTTCACGAACCCCGTGAATCCAGACATGAGCGCGGAGCCTGTTTGCTGGCCCAGAATGTTAGAAACATAGCGCAGGACTGACTGTCCCCAGGAGCTGACATAGTCCCCAATGCTGTCGAGTTTTCCTGTGAACATGGAATAAAACATATTGCCCATTGCTGAGCCTGTGCTGTTGCCGATGTTCGCGGCAAGCTCCTGAAGCGTGGCCCCTTTGTCATTGAGAGGCTGCTCTATGCTGTCGATGCCCTTTGTCCAGGCATCCATATATTTCTGGGACTGGCCTGTGCCTGCACGCTGCGCCCAGTGAGACAATTCAGAAGAGGACTGAATGGATGGGGTTTCGTTATCTTGAGCCAGTTTTTCACGCTGCAAGTTCAGATACTTTTGAAGTTCTGGATTGGTGTCCCCCAAAAGCTTGCCCAGTTCTTTGGCTCGTTCATTGAGCTTGAATTCAGAAAATTCTTTGCCCGTCATGGTCAGGCGGGCAATGTCACTGCGCAAAGATGCAAGAGCGCGCTCCTGCTGCGTTTTGAGTTGCGTGTTTGCTGTTGTGGCTGTTCCGGTAGAATTCTTTGTGCTTCCGCTCCTTGTGGTGGAGCTGTGCCCTGTCGTTGTGCCTCCTGTGCTGGTTTTTGTGCTTGGGGGGTGCTCAAGTTTGTTGAGTAGTGCTGCTCGCTCTTTCTCCAGCTTTCGTAGCTCTGCCAGCTCTTCTGCAATTGGCTTGTGAATGTGGTAGCCGAAGCTGTCGGAAAGCATGTCATCCTGATACTGCGGACTTTTTTGCTGGGCGATGCGGTCTTTTTGTCCCTGAATTTTCCAGTCAAGGATATCAAGCTGGTCGCTGAGGGACTTCTGGTCCCGGACTGATTTGATGTTCATGGACAGGTCGTGGAAGCTATCGGAAAGCTTGTCGACAACTGTTCCAAAAGTTCGGGTCTGCTCAACACTTTCAAGAAATTCACGCCAGCGGAAGTTCAGGGTATCCAGCTTGCCGCTCAGCCCTCCGGCTTCGGATTCCGCAGCGCCGCCAACCTGCTTTTGCAGCACTGCCAGAATTTGTGCCTGTGCTCCTGCGGCGTCATTGGCCCGAAGCATGGCTTCAATGAGTTCCTTTTCTTCTTCTGTGAAGCTCACACCAACCCGGCGAAGAGCTGTGAGTCCCCGGGCGGGATCTTCCAGCGCCTTGCCAAGCATGGTCACGGAGCTACGCAGGCTTTGCCCAAACGTGGCAGACATGTCCTGCGCAATCCCCAGCGTGTCTTCAAATGTCTCTTTCTGAATAGACTTGAACGTCAGCAAAACATTGATGGCGTCCATGATTTCATTTCGATCTCCAAGGGTGGAGAGGTCACGCTGTTTTGCAAGGCGGTCGAGCTGGCTTGCACTCAAGCCTGCTGCGCTGCCTGTTGCCTTGATGAGCGCCTGCGTCCTGCGCATGCGCTTGTCCCATTCTGCAAAGGACATTGTGCCCTTGAAAACAGCGGTGCCAATGGCACTGATGCCTCCGGCCGCGCCGATGCCAAGAGGCCCAAGGGTTCCAAGAACACGCCCAAGTGCTCCGGCTTTGCTGGAGAGGTTGGTCATGGCCCCGGATGCTTCCCTGCTGGCTGCGCTGCTGGCTCTGCCAAAGGCTCTTTGGCTCTTGCTGACGTCTTTGCTTTTTTTATCCAGACGCCCAAGATCGCCTATGATCTTGTCCAGCTCTCGTTTGGTCTTGTTCTGTGCTGCAATGACCAGATTTATTCTTTCTTCATACGACATGAATCAGCTCCGGGATGCTTCGTATTCTGTGCCGCAGGAGCTACACGCAAGAGCTAGCCCTCGCCCAAAGCGGCGGGAGCATTCTTCGCGGTGTTCTCCGTTGCAGGCAAAGCCTATGTCTTGCCGGGGTTGTGGTGCGGGCTGCTGTTCTGCGGTGTCCGGGGGCCAGTCCACACCAAGGAAAGAAAGCACGGCTTCCTGAAAAACTCGCTCCCGCTCTGCGTGCAGGAGCCATGGTGCTATTTCGTCTGCGTGTGTGGTCCAGAGGACGCGCTCTCGTTTGGTAATGTCTCCCCGGCAGAGCAGGACGAGCCAGTTTTCGACGTGGTCTCGGAGCTGGTGCCAGAGGATGCCCGTGCCGTGGCTGAGGCGTGAATCACTTGCCCCAGAAGAGCCACGGCCAGATTCCCGGCGCTGAACTCTTCCACGATCTTGGGCCATGCGAAAAAATCGTGCAGCACCTCCAGAGCTGTGCTTGCAGGGCAGGAGTTTTCAAGCTCACGGCTCAGTTCTTCAAGGTTCCGTTTGTGCAGGGGCTGGCCTTCTGGCGTCAGAACAATTGCCAAAAAGCGGGGGAGCGCCTGTCCAAGAGATGCGGCAAAGGCTACGGAATCCGAGATTTCTTCCAGCTCTGTGCCGTCGAATAAAAGCGAGAGCTGGAGAAGCTGTCCCAAAACAGGTTTGCGGTGGATGTAGACCTTGCCAGCAATGCAGTATGTTTTTTCGTCCATAAGTGGCCCCTAAAAATAGAGAAGTTGGAATTCATCGTCACCTTTGTCACCATTGAGGACAAAGGACAGGCTGTAGCTCTGGTGTCCGTCCCGGTCTGCATAGGCCGGGGCGTCGCTGTGTTGTGCTGCCGGAGCAATCACAAGAATGCGATTCCCGGGCGCAGTGCCCACAAGCGCCTGAATTCGGGCGCTGACTCCTGTTTCCCAGAGTTCAAAGGGATTCATATTGCTCAGGCTGTCTGCCTTGGGGTCAAGGCTTCCTGTGGGGCGGCGGCTGGTAATGGAGAAGCCCCGCACACCGTCAGGGGCATTTATGTCTTCGTCACGCACAACGTTGTTTGCGAGGTCAAAGCTGACAGAAGTCACGCCCTGCGGTTCATAGTTGCCAAGGCAAAGCCCTATGTTGGTCGCAAGCGGGGGAAGTGTAGGGTCAATGTCTGGCACAGGCTGACTCATTTCTGCCGGACGGACATAGCGACCGCTCAGGGTAAAGTTGAGAATTCCCGGTGCGCCGTTTGGAAGCTCAAGACTGAATGTTCCGCGTGCTCCGGGGATGCTGTGGCGGTGTCCGTCCATAAAACTGTACAGCGTTACTGAACTCATGGCGCTAGGGTCAGAAACAGGAGCATATCGCCAGCCTGTAAAAGCAGCTCCGGCTGCTGTGCTCGTTGCAGAACTGTCTGCGCCAGTAAGATCTTCGTCAGCATTAAAACTGTTGTTTATGTCGGTCAGAATGCAGCCTTTTACGTTGCTTGTGTCCACCACGGCGAGGAGCTTTCCGCTTGCGCTGCTGTCTGCACCGTTCACTGTTTCACCAAGGGTAAAGCCTGTGGGAGAGGCTGCCGTGGGAATAAAGCTTATGGCTGTGCAGCCCATGCCGCAGGCCCGGAGCAGGGCGTCAGTCTCTGGGATGCTGACCGCCTGGGCCGTGGCTCCGCCTCCGCGCAATTCATGGCGGCCCGTGTAGCCACTGGCAATCTTCCCGTTCACATGAGGAACCGGGGAAAGGCTGGAGGAAATGCGGTCATTGCTGACAGCTTCACTGTTTGGGGTGATGTTTGTCCCGGAGAGCATCATAAGTGCGTCTCCTGCTGTGGGGGTGGCGTCGACGCCGTATGTGCTTTCGACCTTGGCAAAGAGTGTCTGGCGATTGGTGAGTTTTTCCTGAAAGGTCATGGTAGTCTCCTAGGCAAGGGGGGAGTAAAACGAGAGATGAAAGCCGTAAAAAGAACCAAAGCCCTGATAGCTCCACTGTTGGTCAGCAGATGCAGACACGGGCGTGCAGGAAACATTCTCCCGCAGCATGGTCTCTGCTGCGATCTGTTCGCAGTATGCGGCCAGCTCTTCATGGTGCTTTCGCTCCGGCTGGTAGAAATAGCCTTCGTGACTTTTGATGTAGCCCCCGGACAGGGAGAACACGCCAAGCAGTAAAAGGTGCTCCCGGTTGTTCAGGTTGGTGGAGCGAGAGCGATCTGCGCTGGCGATCTGAACGCATGGCACGTCGTGAAGCTCTGGGCTTTCGTCTGGGAGATAGCCAGAATACACAGACAGGGGCTGCCCCCACGCATCGTGGCAGAGGCTGGCAATTTCCGGGGACTGGATAATATTTCGGGCAATAGTATTCATGACGTTATCGAGCATGGGAACCTCGCTTGCGAAGCAGGTTGTTGAGTTCCTGAATAAAAACTTTCTGAAGCCTTTCGTCTGTCCTGCGAATGAGGCGGCGCTGGAAGCTCTTCCGGCGGTAATAGGTCATCATGGACGGGCCATAGAGGCGCTTGATGGGAAGGCGTTTGTCTTTCTGCACACGTTTGAAAAGCATGCGGCGGCCATTTCTGGCGGTGCCCCAGAAGGCACCATGCACAATCTTGTACGGCTGTCGTTTTTTGATTTTGACGCTGATACCTTTGGGCGGTCGCTTCTGGGCGGCGCTTTTGGGGCGTGCCGGGTAGTGGTCCAGCGCTGCTGCACGCCTGCCCGATGCGGTGAGAACGGCAACGGGATTGCTCCATGTTGCCTTGCGAATGATGAATTCCTTTTTGACGTCCCGGGACTTGAGTTCAATTTCTTGCCGAATCAGTCGGCTCGCTTCGGTCAGGCTTCCCCGGGCAACCTTGTTGGCCGTCGTGCTTGAAATGCGATTGATGCCCTGAGGGATTCCCTCAAGGGCTTTGCGGACGCGGTCGATGTCTGGGCCAATGCCCCGAAGCTGAATATTCATTTCCACTGTGTCCTGCGGCCTGTTGTGCAGCTCACAGCCCAGACAAAGGCACTTGTCTGGGGAGCAGGGAACGTCCCGTGAATAAGATATGTCTGGCCGTCACACTCAATGCGAGAACCTGACTCCGGTTCGGTACGCAGCTCGGAGCGTCGAATTTTCACCAGCATTTCGCCGCCTTTTTCGTCCCGTCCTCCATGCTCCAGCAGGACAAGAATGTCCTGCGCAGCTCCGGTTTTTCTTGAGACAAAGCGAGCCTTGTGTCCGCGAAGGCTAAAGACGCTATCCAAAACAGCAGTAAGCCCTGTCATGACTGTTGCCCCAGAAGTGAGCTTCTGATTTTCCCAAGTAGCCCAGTATCCTGAGGCGCAGAGTACAGCTCACCAGCTTCAATTCGTTGCTTTTTGCCCCGGTGATAGCTGGCGACACCAAGGATGGTCAGCGGGATGAGCCAGAAGCTTTCTGGGATGCTGGAGAGCTTTCCGATAACTTCACCGTTTTTTCCGCAGGCAATGTCCCAGGCAATGGCAGCGCTCATGAGCGACCACGAAAGCGCGGAGCAAAAGCCCCAGAATGGCCGCCAGCGTCGAGAAAAAGGGTCCTCAGAACGGGTTTCGGCCTGCATGGTGCTGTTGATGGCAAGAAGTTCCTGCGTTGCACTCTGGATGCTCAGGCGTTCCAGCTCAAAGCGGTGATTGTTCTGAAGGGCTGCAAGGGCAGTTGTGGACTTTTGGGAATCTGTTTCCAGAGAGTTCATGACCTGTTCCGGGCTGGAGTCACTCAGGCCCAGTGCGCTGGCAACAAGTCCGCCTACTGCCGTGCCTGCTGGTCCGGCCAGAGCCGTGCCCAAGATCGGAAGCCCAAGCCCTAAAACTTTTTTTCCAACGTCAGGCCATTCCACGAGAGCCTCCTAGTACAGCCAGCACACCCGGGGAGCCTTGTTCGGGTCGTCGTCTGCATGAATGAAGTCTTTGGCGATGCCGATGCGGGAAAAGCCCGCAGCAATAAGCGCGGTTAAGATCAGGCTGCGCTGACGGCTTTCTGTGGCAGAAACGTCCACAGCACGGCAGCGCTTGTTTTTGGTGGTCAGGTGGGCAGAGGACGTTTTGCCTCCCACTTCTGCGTTGTGCGTGGGGCAGCGGCAGGCGCTGGACAACACAAAAGGAATATCTGCAATTTCCCGGGCATCATCGAGGCGGGCCAGAGTCTCCGGGTGAAAGTTCAGCAGCCCGCAGCAGGGACAGGCCAGCTCGTGATCTTTGAAATGGGTCATGTGTTTCTCCCGTTTAAAAGGTCCTGTTTGTCCTGTGGCGGAATTTCTTTGCTGTAGACAATCAGCGCCCGGACCATTGGCAAAAAAATGCTGATGGTCTTTTCAAGGCGCGAATACTCTTCGCGAGTCACAAAGCTGCGCGCCATAAAGAGACGAACGCCAAGTGCTGAAAGAAAGGACAAGATCAGCCCACCAAGAGAAAGTTCAAGAGGGGTAAACTGCATGCACGGTCTCCCATACAAGGAAATGAAAAGGGGCCTCCGGTCCGGCGAAGGGCAAACCGAACCGGAGGCAGGGCATGGAGGTGAGGGGGCTAGGCCGTCCTGACTCGGATAAGCTCACCGCAGTGTTTGCTGATGGGGCTTATCGGGTTCCCGTCGTCGTCCCGGGAACACAGCAGGTGCTCTGAACTATCGTGTCGCACGCGCAGGATGGACGCGCGCGAGCTGTTTTCGCGGTATTCTTCGACAATGACGTCTTCGCTTGCGCCTTCGTTCCAGCAGAATGTTCTGCCAATGCACGGGGCCAGCACGTCAGTGTCTGGGCCTTCGGCAACGCAGGCGAGCATGGCAAAGTCGCTACTCCAGATATTGGCAAGGGCTGCGGCTTTGGACTTCTTCGCCGTGTTTTGGAGCGCTCCGGCCACGGCAAGATTTACGTCGAGATAGGTCTCAAGGTGCTTGATGCTGACGGTTCCGCTTTTGGCTGCATCCGGGAAGATGTCTCGCACAGCTTCAATCACTTTGGCGTTTTTGCACATGGCCTGAAAGTTGGCCCAGTTCACAATCAGGAGATTGGCGTCAATGCCACGAGAGCGCAGAGCTTCGCGGCGGGCGTCTACGTCGGCTTTCAGGTCGGCGGTGGTGTCTGTCCACACCTTGGCAGCGTCTGTGTGTGCGTAGTTGCGGGAGTTGAAAACTTTCGCTGCAACGCGTGCTTCTCGGGCGCGGAGAATTTTATCCATGAGCAAAGTAGAAATGGACGATTCATAGTTAAAAAGTCCGCCGTACATGCTGGAAAAACGATCATCCACGGGATACTCCAGACCGTTTTCATTGGTCTTGTAGTGCCCGAATTCAAATTCTTCGCTCACGCGCTGATAGTTGCCGCCGGACGCGCGCTGCGTGTCATGGACATTGAATGTAGCCTTTGCCGGGAGCACTGGGTAATCTGCGCTCTGGGCAGAGACATGGAAATACGGAAACACCCGGTCAGCAATGAAGCCCTGTGTCGGGGCATTGCTTCTGACTTCGGTCACAACAAGGCCGAGATCAGGGCGCGGAGTGGGGCTGTTGTCGGTTGGTTTCATTCAGGTCTCCTTGATCTAGCTGACGGTTTCAGTCTGCCCCAGCAGGGCCGGGTGAGGGTAAATTTCAACGATATCGCCGTCGGCTGTGGCCGCTTCAATGGCTTTGCCAATGCACACGTAACTCCCTGCCTTTGCGGGGAGTGCCTGCACTTTTCCTTCGGCAGCGGCATAGACCTTGGCTCCAACCGTAAAAGCTCCTGCTGCTGTGGCTTCTACAGTCCCGGAGGAATACAGGCGTACGGCAACGCTATCTTCGGCTTTTACGCCGTAAATGCTGTAACCTTCACCGGAGTCATCTGCTCCGGCGTAGCCTGCTTTGCCAGAAGCAAGCAGGGAGATACGGCGTGCCTGTGCCAGGTCAGTGTTTGCAGGGAATGCCCTGATTCCTTCGTTATACGTCGCCATTTTTATCCTCCAGAGAGTGAAGGTATGCAGCATGAAGCTTGGGATTCTGCTGCACCACGGATTTCACAGCGTGGGTCATACTGCACTGGTTATCCCTGGCATAGGTCCTGACTGCGTCCATGAACCCCGGCTGAGTCTGGGTGTCTTTGGACTTGCCGTCCTGTCCTGCACTTGGGGGTAGACTGGCGGCAAGTTCTTGCTCTGCCGTGTTCTGTTCTGTTTTCTGGGCATGCAGGGCTGCGCGGAAGAAGTCCTTTGGGGATGTCCCGTCACGCAGGGCAGAAGCGGTGAGTTCCTTCGAAGCTCCAGCTTCAAAAATTTCCATGACCCGGGAGCGCTCTTCCTGCACTGCGCTGGCTGCGATCTGCGCCACGGCATCCGGAGAGCTTTCCGCCAGAGCAGAAGCCGAAAGCGGCGTCTGGGCATGGCTGGCAAGGGTCGAGTCGTTCTGTTCTGGGGTGGGCATGCTGCTGTCACTCCTTTTTCCTCTGGCAAGGGCCAGAGCGTGTTCAATGGTTCCAATTTCATCCACAAGCCCAGCTTTCAGAGCCTGCTCACCAATGAAGGTTCGTCCTTCGGCCATGTCGGAAAGAACTGCATTCGCGCTCACGCCGCGCCCTTGGGCCACGGCATCCACAAAAAGCGAATAATAGGTGTCGAGCTGCTCCTGAATATACTGTGCGCCGTCGCTGGAAAGCGGGGCAGCATCTCCGGCAATACGTTTGTATTTCCCGGCGGTCATGATTGTGCGGGAAACGCCCTTTGTGCGGTCCTGTTCCGAGCGGTCATAGTGGACGTAAACCACGCCAATGGAGCCAACTTCGGCATTGCTTCCAATGACAAAGCGGTCAGCCTGTGAACCAACCCAGTACGCAGCAGAACAGCACTGCCCATAAGAGTGGGCAATGACGGGCTTGATGGCTTTTGCTTCCTGAACCGCCTCTGCGATTTCCTCAATGGCAAAGACACTTCCGCCGGGGCTGTCGATGTCCAAAAGCAGGCCCGTGACTCCATTGTCACTGGCTGCTTCACGAATGCGGGCGGCGAGCTGCTGTGAACTGGTTCCGCCGCTAATGGCCTGAAACAGGTTCATGCGCCGGTCCATGACGCCAGTCAGAGGGATGATTGCGACACCGTCCTGCACGTCATAGTTGCGGACGTCTTGGCCGCTATCCTCAAAAACTTCACTGGCACTTACTGGGGATTTTCCTCCGCCAAGCTGCGTTGCCACAAAATCCGTAACTTGTTCGAGCTTGTCCGGGTGGAGCGCCCAGTAGCGCGTGCTCAGTTCCATGAGCACACGTTTATGCGTTTTCATGCTGGTCCTCGCTGCTGCTCTGCTGTTCATTCACAACGGCTGCGCTGCTCACAGGGAAGAAGCGACTGACAAGGGTTCCTTCGGGGAGTCCAAGTTCTTTTTCCTTTTCGCGGGCAAAGCGCATTTCTTCGCCAACGTGCTGGACGTGTTCTTTCCAGTTTTGATTCTTTTCTGAACAGGATTCCCGAATGGTTCTCTCGCCAATGGCTTTTTCCACCATGTGAGCGTTGGCCGTCTTGAGTGGGTCAATGTGGCGGCTTGGCTGGGGCAGCCATTCCGCGCGGCAGTAGTCAAAAAGGTTTTGGCGCAGGTGGGAGATGCTTTTTACAGGCACATGGCCGCGAATGGCCCCTGCATAAAGCATCCACGCCAGAGCAGGCGCGTTGAAACGGGTGTTCAGCGTGAGTTCCTGCTCTGAGCGAATGAGTTTTTCTGTCTGAATCATGTTGGCCTGCGAGGCGGAGTAGCTGGCTTTGTATTCGCGAGCGACGTTTTCCGCTCCGCGTCCGGTTGCCATGCCGAGGCGCTTCACAATGGAATCAAACATTTTCTCAAAATTTGGCCCCGGGGCATCGTTGGACATAAAGTCTGCATCTTCGTTGGCGGACAGATTCAGAATCATGCCTTGTTCCAGCTCCTCAAAGCGGTCCTCCGGGGCAAGGGCGCGCATTTGCGGGGCGCCCGGGTGGCGGAGTTTTGCCACAAACATGTTTGCCATGAGCGTGCGCACAATGGCGGCTTCCACAAATTCCTGATTGTTGCGCAGTTCAGGAATCATGCAGGAAAAAATACTGTCCTGACGGTATTCAGCAATATTGCGAACGTCAGTGACAAGCAGGACTTTGGGCAGTCCTGTGTCCGGGTCGTGGAGTTCCAGGCGGGAATATGCATCTGCGGAGCTGGCCGCCACGGCAGCGCCGGGCTTGCGGACATGAACGGCAACGGGTGCGCCGTTGTCATCCAGTTCCACACCGTCGCAGACTGCGCCACCGGAGTAGTTTCGGGGTGAGCCAAGGCGCAGAGCGTCAATGGGCAAAAGGGAGAGCGGAAGCGGGGAGTGCTGGTCCTGGTCATAAATGACCTGAAACACGGCCAGCCCGTCGAGCTTCCAGTGAAAGTAGGCAAGGGCCTGCATCCCATAGAAATTCAAACGGCGTTGCGAGTCGCAAAAGCAGCGGAAGTCACGACCCCAGCGTTCAAAGAGTTTTTCGCCTTTGCGCTGGAATTCAAGGCTCCAGTCTTGAGACAGGCCCAGCCATTCTGCATCCGGGGTGAGCTGTGGTGAGAGTCCAATGCCAACGGCTTCGGCAGTCATGCTTTCCAGAATGCCGTGAGCCATTGCGTCATTTGTATAGAGATCAAGGGCGCGATCTGCGATGCGGCGCTTTTCGGATTCTGAAATGCACTGCCCCACAATGGAGTTTATCCATGTGCCAAGCTTGCCTGTAACAGCTGCACCAGCACGGCGAGGGTAACGGCCTGCATTGCGCTGTGCTCTGCGAGGGATTCGGTGGATGCGACGGCTACTCATGATGCACACCGCCGCCAGACAGGGCTGACCACCAGAGGCCAGCCCTGCGGCACCACAGGAGAGGATACGCCTGCACGCGAATCACAAAGCGCAAGGAAGGATTCACAGAAAAAAAGACGCGGGAAGCTCATCGGCGGGGCCTCCCATAGGTCGCACGGGAAAGAATTGGGGCAGCAGCTTCTGACTTGAGTGAGTCCCGGAGCGCAAGCAGCTCGTTCAGGTTTGCCCGGGTCAGGGTCACACCTTCTGCCGTGTACGCCTGACCTGTCTCCAGAATGTCAGATATTGCTTGTTCAACTTGGGAAAGCGTGAGCACTGCGGCCTCCAAAAAGATAGGGTGTACTTTCGTGTGAAAATACACCCTGAACCGTGTGCGGTCGCAATGGGCTGGTTGCTACTGGTGGTAATTTGATTGGAAATAGATTATCTGGTTTTTTTTAGTCTATGGGGGAAGAAAATGAAATATTTTAGAATATTAGCTACTGTTTTAGTAGTGGTATTTTTGTGGTCGTCGGATGCGGGGGCTAATTGGGCAAGTACAACAGCAACACAGGTGTGTAAAAGGGCTAGTATACTTGAAAAAGTTAAAGGCGCTTTCCCTCGAAAGTTTATTGCTAGACTTGCTAAACTGTCTAGATGTGTAGGCGGTAAAAAAAAGGTAAGTGAAATACTTAAAAAAGAAAAAATAGACCAAAAGGTAAGTGCTAATACATATTTAAGAATCGCGTACGTTAACCATATGGCATCATCAAATGATTGTAGAATGTTTTTTAAAGAGTTCAATGCCGTACCTGGGTTCAGTTCTGTTGCAAGAGACATTGCTTCAGAGAAGAAAAGAGGATGTGAGCTGGTAAAAGCACTTAAGATGATTACTCAAATCGTTGATTTAGGGTTCCGTGTCCTTCGTTTTCATAATGAGTGGGAAAGCCTCCAAGTTAGCTTGCAGAAAAAAAATAATAGTTATTGTTTTATTATAGATTTGGATGAATTAACAGATTTGAATCCGAGCCATTTGGCGAAAAGGTTGAGAGACTTAAATATTCAAGCGAAAGAGAATGGCATTTGCCCAGTCTATTTAGTGCCTTATGAAAAAATAAAAGATGATAGTCTTGATTTATTTGAAAAGAAGGCTCGGGAAGAGGGTATAGAGTTTTTTAAGGGAGACCCAAAACAAATAGTCAATCAAATTAGGTTCTTAAGATGAAAAAAATACTATTATTAGCAATAATTGTTTTCGGTTTTAGTCAGAATTGTTTTGCGGGAGAAGTTGTCACTTTTGAATCTTTTTATGTGCCTTCACACACCATTGGTTGGATATTGGCAGGTGTAGGTGCTTTGATTGCCGGTGCTGTGGTGTTTTTTACAGGAGGAACTGCAAGTCCAATTGTTGTTTCAATCGGTACCGCTCTCGGAAATGCAATGGGATATGCTGGAGCCGTCGCTACAAATGTTGGGTTAGCTACTTTGGGGGGAGGGGCTGTTGCCGCAGGAGGTTTAGGAATGGCAGGAGGTGCTGCACTTCTTACTGTAGCGTTAACTTTTAGTACTGAGATTGTCATTGATTATGGTTGTACAACAGCTTTTCATGCTTATGACCAACATAAATTTATTGAAGCCTCTCGTACGATGGCAACGCTTCCTTGGCCTAAAAACGATGATGGCCCAGATCCTTATGAAAATGCTTTCGAGCGATTAGAGAAGTTGCAAGAAAATGAAGACGAGGAAAATAGTTTTTTACAAGTTGAGCAGCTCAAGGATATTCGGAAAGAGCTTCTTATGGGAGATTTGAAAAATTGTGATGCTGAAGATTCTTCAAGAATATATTGTCTCGCGGGGTTGATATCTTATAAACTTTTGGATTTCGAAAGTGCCGAAGATTATTCTGCGCGAGCAATTTCTTTTGCTAGAAAGGCAGAGCTACGTCGAACCTTACCTGCCTTTATTTATGCCGCATCGAAAATGCGTGCTGACAATTATAATTTTAGAGATGTAACAAAAAATTATTTTCGATATGCAGTTCTTGCAGAACCTGATAATGAACTTATTCCGTTAATGTATTCAATTTATCTTTCGAAGATGGTGTATAGATCTCAGGACGGGTTCATTGCTCCTACAGATTTTGACTTGCTTTTAAATATTTCTAATGAAGAATCTCTTGAAGATTTTCAAGAAGCAATTTTAATTCAGATTGTAGCTTCTTGCTTTAAGGTTTTAAAGATATACCAGCAGCAAATACTTTCGGTTTCTCAAAGTCGTAGTAATGTTGTTCGTAGTAATCCTGAAGCTAAAGCTTTTGTTGAGAATTCTTTTTTAAAGTATAAAGCAATATTGCAGACGACAGAAATTGCTTTAGATCGATTAGCGAACTGTGACGAGAGTATATTGGATGAAGATAAGATAAGCGAACTTGCTGATGTGTTGGTGCTATATAAGAATGATGTTAATAGGTTAGACAGTATTGTTGAACGTTTTGACAATGAAACTGAGGAGTATAATTCGTTGACATTTAATACTGAAAATTAATTGGGACTGTTTGGAATATTTTATGGAAGAAAGCCCCCCCTGTGAAAACACAGGGGGGCTTTCTTTTTATGAGGTTTTGGGGCCTCTTTTTTTGAGGTCTTTGATGGCATTTGAAATTTTGATGAATTCATCAATTGCATTGCGCAAATCTTTTAGAGTGGGCTTGGTCCCACAGTATTCATCACTGTGCAGATGTCCCTCTATGTAGCAACACGTTCGGCTATATTCATCATTTATTTGGTTTACGATTTGATAATCCCAAGTGATTCCAACTAAGCGCCCTGGGCTTACTCGTTCTTGGAATCTAGCGACTGATTCATTGAGTAATTTGTATATGATAAGGGCTTCGTAGCTTGTTCTTAGTGCTCCAAATCCTGAGTGTATCATAGCTTCTTGTTCTTCTGGGGGGAGATTTTTGGCTTCTCTATAAATGTTCTCTACTTGATTCGGTTTGCAATAACTTTTCTCTAATGCTGGACTGTTGTTAAGAAAGATTTTCCCTTGTCCGCCGTATTGGTTGTCTATCCAATGATTCTGAATAGTGAGATTTTGTTTTTGTGCATGGTTTAGAATGTGATAGATAAATGGTAGATCATGTGTGAAAATTATAATTTGAAATTCAGTTGCTTTTTTAGCCAAAAGCATGGCTATGTTTTCTCGCCATTCCAAATCTAATGATGTAACAGGATCATCAAGCAACAAGGCCGTACAATGTCTGTCTAATGTCGCTTCTGTTAAGAAATCGGAAAGAGCTACAGCCCTTTTTTCACCTTCACTTAGAACTCTGTTCGGCTCAACATTATCTAGTTTCGCAGACGAGAAGCTTAAAAATAATTTTCTAAAAGCTTTTCCTTTTTCTGGATGAATTTGAAAACTTACATGAATATCTCGGCCTAGATTTTTTATGTATTTATTGAAAGTTTCTATGTACTCCTGCGTTACAAATTTTTGGAAAAGTTCATTATATTTTTTTGTTATTTGAGTTGTGGATCCCCTTCGATTTTTAGCGTCATGTGCCCATTTTATATCTCTAAGATAAGTAGCTATTCGAGTGTAGTTTTTATGAAGAATTTTTTTATGTTTTAGAGTTATAATAAGTGATGATATTTGGGTAATTTCTGCTTTAATATTTTTAGCCTTGAGCTTGTTCTGTTCTTTTTTATTTTTTTCAATTATTTTCTCTAAGATGCTTGGTATTCCCCAAATATCTAGGAGCTGTTTTTCGACATCCTTTTTTTCTTTTAAAGCAACGAGTATTTCTTTTTTTAACTGTACGTATGATTCAAGAGTATCACTTATAGTTTTTAGGTAGCTATTTTGACTTTGCAGAAGGAACCTGTGGGCCGCTGTGGACTGATTGAAGAAGTCCAAATGAATAGATTGAATTTTATCTTTTGCTTGGCAGAGTTTCTGTTTGGCTTCTTTGAAGCGTCTATTTGCTTCATTATCAATGTATTCCCAAAGCTTTTTGAAATGTAAAATTTCTGTGTCCCCAAGAGGCTGGTTGCACAGTAGGCACTTGTTGCCTTTTTGAGGATAAGGAGATTGTGTAACTCCTTCTATAGTTGCTAAATTATGAGCGGATGCAATAAACTTATGCCAAGCCTCTGTTCCTAATTGTGTAAAATGCGTTGTCTTAAATTGATCTGCACCAGTTTTTTGAGCTAATTTTTTATATGTTTTATAATCAAAAATTATGCTGTTAATTTCAGTTATTGTTGAATCATTAAGTCTTTTTTCTACATCTATGAATTGTTTTTTTAGCAGGATTAAATCTTTGTTGGCTTCCTGTAGTGAATTAATTTTTTGGGGGACATTAGAGGAGAGTAGTTTGTTTTTTTTCTCTTTTAACTCGATTAACTGTAATTGGTCGTCATCTGTGAATATGGCATGCTTTTTGAGTTCCTCAGGGGAAGTTTTTGCAGAAATAGATGCAATAAAGTTTTTTATTTCTGAGGGTTCAGCTGTGAAAAGATTTGTGAAATCATTTTTTGTGCTTTTTTCAGCAATTTGGGAATCTAACCTGTCGCGAATTAAATCAGTTTCAGTTGCTAATGTTTCAAGAATTTTTAAACTTGCTGGAGAAAAACTAAAATTATTTTTGGAAGAAATATGTTTCTTAACACTTATTGAGTCAAAGCAGTGAAGAAAGGAAAGATCTGAGTGGCCGTTGTTTAAATTTTGATTTATTGCAGTCTGAGTATTTTCCCCATCGCGAACTGTAAAAGTCGCAGAAGGGATTGAGTCGTCTGCTTTTTGTGCGGATGATACATCCGGCAAGATAGTTTCTTTGTTTCGACTAAATCCTGCACAATTTAAAATTCTTGCTAGTCCTGACTTGCCCGCACCATTACGGCCATAGCAAACTGTAAGATTTGGTGAAAAAGTTATTTTTTGATTATCTTTTAATCGATTAATATTTTTATTGTCTGAGATTTGAGAAATCCAAAACTTAGAAGAAGGGCTTGTGATTTGTTTTTGGGGAGAGAAACAAATTGGTTCCCGAAGTGATTCTTTAGGAGGGACTAATTTATTGTCTTCTTTAAAGTATTGAAAGAAGAGATTTCGGTCTTTTTCAGTAATTTCTTGTTGTTTAATTAGCTTTTGTAGTATCGCTTGTTCCCAGTATGGACGCTTTTTTCCCCAATTAATAATTTCTTTTTCTATTAGTGACATGCGTTATACCTTTGATGTTTCATTATTGAGTTAATAATGTGGCTTATTTCCTTTTTGAAAATAGTTCAATTTTCATAGTGAAAAGAGATAATAAAAAGCCCCCCCTATGCTTCCACAGGGGGGGGCTTTTTTTATCTCTTGTACCGGGGCTTTTGTCCCGGGTCTTGTAGCATAATGCCTTTGAACTGAGGTGTGTCTGATCGCGAGTAGTGGAAGTTGTCCTTCATCCACTCGCCGAATTCAGAGAGCCGTGGGACTTTTCCCTGATAGCGTTTGTTGAACCATAGTTTGAAAGACGTGTAGGACTGGGAAACGCTAATGCCTTGGCCTTCGGCGTGGACAATGCTTGCAGTTGCCCAGCGAGAAAAGAGTGACTCCGTTGTCATCGGTCCAGTGTGATCTTCTTCCTGGCCAAGGGCAGGGGAAGTGTTTTCCCAGCTTTGGGGTGCAACCAGATCGCAGAACTCAAGGAACATGGTCTTGATGTCTTTATAGTCAGCTCCGTTTAGCTTTACTGCCTGGACGGCATTATTCAGGAGCTGTGCGCGAACAGAAGGACGTATACTTCGAAAGCGGCGAGGGATTTCTTCCTTGGTTTTTTTAAGGCGATATTCGCCTGTTTTGCGAATGCTCGGGAGCACCTCGGAAGTAACCCATTTGCGGAACTTTTTGGCTTCTGGTTTTCGGCTTGTAAAAATTAGGGAGTACAGGCCTGATTCGGAAATACAGGTTGTCGTTTGAATTCTGCCGATGGGGTCGGTTATACCGACCCCATCTTTTTCATCATCATCTAGTCTTGAAACTGCATCTTTTGAGTTGCCAAGCTCTAAGGTTCGGCAAACATCTTTTGCGACAAACCATGGAATACCGCCATGGAGCACCACCCTGACTGCATTCCCATGAAAATCAAAAGGCAGGGTTTCCGATGCTTGGGGAATAAATCTTTCTTTCATGATTTACCCCTGCCTCTGGTTGTGCGGGAGGATGGTGTCGGGATAACCGACACCATCTTTTTTGTGGGAAAAGTTCTTCATCCGACACTCCGGGCGCTTTTGGTAATGGAGGCGCGGAGGGGCATGTCAGAATCATGCTTGGAAACTTGCAGGGTGATCTGCCCAAGGTCAGTTTCCAGCACGTCGACCAGTTCGCGAATCTGTCTGTCGACGTACTTGATGACGGGCTTGAATTTGTAAGCTGCGGTTTCGGTTTCGTTTAGGCGGGCGAGGTCCTTTTGCAGGTCCTCAATGTAGTACAGCATTCCGTCAAGGAAGCTTTCAAGGCTCATGGGCCTGCTTTCGGAATCTGACTTTTCAGAATGGAGAGGGATGAATTGTGCGGACATGAAGTCCTCCTATGGTGTTTTTTCGAGTGGCTATTTTGAAATAAAAATAGCCGGGAGTTCGAAACCCCCCATAGGTAGGGCTGGCTAGTTTAGGCAAACGCCTTGGACATTTCACCACTCCCGGCCAAAATATAATCGGATAGAGTTGTGCCCCAAAAAGGAAGGGTACAGATAAAAATAGGGCACAAAAAAGCCGCTTCTGACGGTGTGGCGGTGTCCGCCTATGGGTTGGGAGTTTCGACGCTCCGTTTGCAAACCATCATTCAAGCGGCTTTTTTTGTCAAGATAAGGAGTCCCAGATTTAAACCAAGGGAGCTTGTGGTTTGCTTATGATTCTACAAGGTGGTGTTTTGGGGGATGGCGTCGAGTGAGCAGGAACGAATTGAGATGCCTTGCTGACAGTTTCCAGACGTGTAGAAAAGTATTTTTCGAATATTTCGAATTCTTGGTACTCCTGAGGGAGTGCTTTGTAGGCTGCAAGCCGTCCATATAGTCCGCAAAGCCAGTCTGCACACTGTAAAGTTTGATACAAATGGCTTTCAGCCTGTACAGGAGGCTCAATAAGGTTCTTGCAGTGATCTCCACCAAACATTGTTCGGCACGACGTTTGAAGTATTTTTTTACGTCTATTATTTTCGCTTTGATCGATTATAATGAAAATTTCGTCATTGTTAGGCGTGCAAAAGTCATTAAGTTTATTGATGCTTCTGCGTAAAACTGCACTATAAATTTTATCAGAATTATGGGTGCTAGGCGGATATTTTTTTTCCATGCCTAAGTGGAAAGTAAATCCTCTCTCCATTTTAATTCTATTAAATATTCTAAAAGTTGCTCGCCGTAGAGGTGGATACTTTTTAATATTTTTTACGGTGAAGAGAGCAGCTCCCTTTTTTTCCCATTCATAAGGGTTTGCCGAGGCTCTTTGGATTTCAAAGTCAAGAAGGTTATTTTTAAGCTTGAAAAAAAAGGTGGAGAAGCTACGAACAGAAGAAGATGGAAGAACAAAACCACCTAGGCCAAAGACTGGGCTGGTTTTGTAGCGAGGGTCAGAACGTGAAAGAAAAGCACCATCATGTCCAAATTCATCAAGGTAAGCGAAGTAGAGCATGGGGAACCCTTTAAAAACACGAAAGCTCGTATGTCATATGCATACGAGCCTCGGAATTGGAGCAGGAAAACCCCGCGTCCAGTTAAAAGATAACAATTCTTTTTACAGAGTCAACTCTTTTTCAATGCTCAAAGTCATAAATATGCACTGTCCGAATTCTTAATACAGAATTTTCTAAAATTCCACACCTCATAACGTCTCTAGATTCCAGTACAGTAGCTTTCAAGCTGTTTGTCTAAAGTCCAGACTTTGACGTCCTGTCCTTGATATTTTTGCTTCATGCGTTTCAGATCGTGCATGATGAGCAGATCGCCAAAACTTGTCCCTTCTGATTTTTTTGCTGTTTTGCCCAGAAGAACTTTATCAGGGAAGTCTTGCAGCAAGCCCTTTATGACGTCGATATCTGGCAGGTTCAAAGGCCGCCATGGTGCACGTTCTTCGATGGATGCTTTGACCGCCTCGCAGAATTTTTGGGCTATTTGGCGGCGTTGATTGCCGTCTCCCTGTTGGGAGATGTGATTTCCTGTCTCAAGTATCGTCGTCAGTGGAAGGAGCAGAGTGTTTCCTTCGGCAACATGCTCTCTCACTTTGGCCGAAACTTCTTGGTGCAGCTCGTTCATGTTGGGGACATTCAGAAGTGCGACAAAGATAGAGGTATCCATAAGAATAATTGCCATTTACAGCCCCTTCTCAAACGTATCGAACCATTTCAGTGCTGCCGCCTTTTTTTCTTCTGCGGAGCCAGAGGTAAGGGACTTTTTCAGTTCGTTTCGTGTTGAAAGATCGCCCAGCGGGGCACGCGCTGTGAGTTCAATAAATTCGTCAAAATCTTCAAGTTTTTTGAGCTTGCTCGCGCCGGTTTTGTCGTCGCGATAGCAGAACACAGCGTCTTTGACGGCGTTGTCTGGAATGGCGTTCATGAGCGCAGGGTTGTGCGTGGAGAGGAGTAAAGAGAGATCCCGTTCTTTGGCTATTTCCAGGAGCTGAGTAATCAGGTGCTTTGCTCTGCTTGGGTGAACTCCGTTGTCAATTTCTTCAACGACAACAAGCGCTCCCTTTGGAGCAGAAAGTAAGGCTGCACCAATGGCGAGGACTCGGAGCGTACCGTCAGAAAGTGAGGCAGAATCCCATTCCTGAACTTTCCCCCCAAAGGTTTCGCAGAGCGACATATGGATATCATCTCTGAATTTTTCAAAGGTAATATCACGTATGTTTTGTTCAGGAAGTTGCTGGATAAGCCCGAGGATGGTTGCTTTGTGCTCATCGTTTTTGCAGAGGTTGTATAGAACTCCAGCGAGGTTGCCGCCGTCATCAGTAAGCTCTGTGTCAGCCTCTCTGCCGGGGCGGCGCATTTTTTGGAGATTGGCGTCAAGGAATCGGGCACTGGAGAATAAATTTTTAAAATCAGCACAGCGTTTTATGATTTCAGTGCTGTGTGCCTTAATGTCTGCTGTTCCTAAAGTGTCTGCGGCAAGAGCAATAAAGACTTCGTCATGTAGAAAAACAGGCTTGTCGAGCGGTTTTTTGAATGCGTCTGTAACCGTAAGTTCTTTCTCTGGGAACTTGAGTACGTTCGGAGAGCTTGAATACTCATAAGCTACAACGTTGTTCAAACGTAGCTGTTCTTGGCGAATGCCAAGAGTGGTGCGCTGAGCCAGCGTAAAGCCAAGCTCTAGTGTTGCGCTGGCGTGTGGAACTTCAACGCAAAAAGAAAATTCTTTTGTGCCCCGCCGGGGAAAGTCCGCTAAGTCCCCACGGATTGGAGAAATGTCATCCCGCATCTGATAATCAATTTCTTTGAGCGTCTTGCCTTGGGCAAGCCAGTTCATGAAGCGCAGAGCCTCAATAAGATTGCTTTTGCCGGACGCATTGGCACCAATGAGCAGGGTCAGGTGCGAGAGTGGAAGCGTTGCGTCTTCAAAGCTTTTGAAGTTCTTGATGCGGAATTTTTCTATCATGAAAGAGTTCTCCTCAGGCTGTGTGAATATCAGCTGTCTTGAATCTTCGTATTTTTTTGAGAGCTTGGCAAACATAGGGCTAGACCGTTTCCACGCTTTTGAAGCGTGCGCCGCAGATCGTGCAGCGGTGGTAGCGCTCTTTAACGGAGCCGCTCCAGCCTTGGGAGGAATATATTCCCATTCGGCTGGGGGGCAGTTGCCCACGGCACACAGGGCAGGTTACGCCGTCCCGTGGAGAGTAGTCTACCACAGCAGGATACAGGGCACGGGATACGATTTCTCGGATAACATCCACGGGAATATCTTTAGCGGGCATATGGGGACCTCCTCAGGGCAGAGAGCTTGCTGGTTCGTTTGCGCTGGCGTGGTGTTGCCTGCGGGAAAACAAGTGCGGGTTCCGGGAGCATGCGCATGGCCGGGGTCCACATGGGATCAGCAGCCGCAAGCGCATACACTTCGCAGTCAAAAAGGTGATTGTCTCGACCGCCTGCTTTCCAGACTTCCTTGCCGTTTTCTATGATCTTTCGCTCTGCGGTAAGCTGTCGAATGTATTCCGTCAGTTCACCCGGTTCACTTTCCCGGTGCAGATACATGGGGGACATCTTGGCCTCTGGGTTCAGCCGGGAATGAATCCGGTCCTTGAAGGCCCGTGTGTCCAGCATGTGCCCGATGATTTTCCCCTCAAAAGCCTGAAACTTTTGCGGCTGGCCGGGTTGGTTGCCCCATGTTGTGGCCTTGACCGGAACCGCCATTTCCCGCTTTGCGCCTTTCACGCCAAAAACAGGCCATTCCAGCACTGCCTGCTGGAGCCAGGCATATGTCTCCTCTGTCTTTGACCAGCCGTGTTCGTTGCTGTCTTTGCCGCCGCCAGTATCAACTGCGGCTCGCCATATCGGTGCAAAGACGCCTTCGCGTCCCGCCACTGGGTACTGCTTGGGTAAGAGCACGTCCTCTGCTTCACTCAGGCCTTCTGGCAAGAAGCCCCAGTCCACAAGCCAGCTCCTGCCGTCTTTGGCCCATGCCCGGACCACGTACCAGCAACCAAGCATTTGCACGTCAATTCCGCAGGTCACAGCCCAGGTTTCTGGTGGACAGGTGCCACGCTCTTGGTCTTCCAAGATCATGGCGCGCAGTGCATCTGCCGGAGTTTCGCGGGTGATGACTCTGTACGGAACGGCGCGGCGGTTGTTGTCATAGTTCTGAAGCCTGCGCGGGTCGTCCTGCGCAAGGAACCAGTCGTGAAGCACCGTGGAAAGCGAAACCATAACGGTCTCCCAGCTCCGCAGGTGAAAGGCAACAACGCTAGGGCGGGCCGTGTGTTCTGCTGCTTTCCATGCTCCTTCTTCCATGTGTCCTGGAATCCAGCGACCACGCCGGAGCGCAAGATTTCGGCTTTGGTCTGTCCATGCGTATTTGCAGCCAGAGCAGACATAGCGAGCGAGTTTGCGGCGCTGAATTTCCTGCGCCCGGGCCTCCCGGGGCAGCGCGGCCAGCTCTTCTTTTTCGGTGACGCAAATTTGAATGCTGCTGTCTTCCATGAACTCCAGCTTTCCGCAGGCAGGGCAGCGCGCGGCAAAGCGGTAAAAGACCTGCGCTTCACGGCAGGCATCCCGCCAGATCGTAGAGGATTCAGCCAGACCTCTGGGCTTGCTGACGCGAATGATTTTGGAGTTTCCCATGTGTTCGTATGCGGTCACACGCTCCTCCATTGTCTGCACAGACATCGGGTCCGGGTAGGCGTCTTCTTCGTCGAGCACCACGACACGCATGGAAACGGAAGACATCTGTGCCTCGGAGCCTGCCCACATGCCATAAAGTCCATCCCCACTGCGAAATTCTACGCGTGTGGTCTGGAGTGCCCGGCGTGGATCTGTGTGAAGTTGTTCCCGCAGGCTTGGAATGCGCTGGATGTACTGGGTGAGTCCTTCGCCAAACTTTCGCTTGAGCGCTTTTTCGTCGGGCATGCCAACGCCCACAGGACTCATTTCCCGCGCCAGCTCTGCGAGCAGGCAGGCATAGGCAATTGTCGTTTTCGTGGTCTGGGACGGGGCAACGATGAAGATCTTGCGCACGCTTGGGGAGTCAAAGGCGTCCATGATGGCCTTGGCGTATGGCGCAACCTCTGGCCGCCAAAGCTGGCCGCGATATGGACCAGAAACAATGCGCAGGTTCTGGCGTGCCCAGAGGTATGTGGAGACCTTTGCCCGGCGTTTGAAGATTGCTTTTTCTGCCGGGAGCAAGGCAAAAGGTGTGCTAGTCATGGCTTGCCTCCTGCTCTGTCTTTTCTCGCAGTTCCCATGCGTTCTGCATCTCTTCGGTCCACCATGTTTCCGAGGCATACGGGTCCAGAAAGTCCTGAATCATTTCTGCCCACAGCTCTCGAAAGCGGGGGGTGCAGCTTAGGGAGAAGTCTATGACCACCGGGACCAGCGTTGCATCGAGATCAAGCGCCGCCAAAAGTTTTCGGGCGGTCTCTTCCTCACCGCCAAAGATGGCTGCAACGCGTTCGGACGCATCCAGTGCAAAAGACTCCAGACCAAGGCGAAAGGCTTTGGCCCGGGCTGCAAGTTCAGCTTCAACCGTTGCTGTTTCGACAAGTTGCCCCATGTCTTTCTGGAGCTTGATCTTTTCGCGTAGCTCCTGAACTTCCAGTTTCTTGGCGTGAGCAAGGGCGCGGCGTTCTGCAACGCCCTGCATCTCTTCGTCAGGAGCTTTGAAAAGCGGTGTGTCCTGCGCTGGGTTTGTATCCACTGTGCGTGTCAGGTGCGCCCGTGCATAGCTCTCTGCGGAGTGCGTTGTGAATCCTCCTCCGCGGCGCGGAGTCAGGAGTCCGCGGTCAATGTCCGCGCGGATTTTATTGTAGCTCCCGCGCCAGCCCTGTGTATGCAGGTACTGGTGAATCTGGTTGGCATTTTTTAAGACGTCACTCATTTGCAGACCCTCCCCCTGTCTGCAACGTAATTCCAGACATCGCTGTTATTCCAAAGCAGGTCAGACAGTTCGCTAAACAGGCTGCACTTTCCTGCTCTGCTGCAATCGGTGCAGCCTTCCAGCCCCTGCCATTCTGTTGTGACTTTGAGGGCAACAAGGCTGCACTGCGGGAGCAGGTGCAGGGCACGCCGGATGGCGTCGGGAAGGCTGACACCATCTTTTTGAGGTTTTGGCTGTGGGATTTGGGGGCGGAGCCGTTCCAGTTCATGCCGGGCATGACTGGGCAACGCGGAATAAACCCATGAGCGAAAATCAAGCTCAGCGGCAAAGGCGTCTCCGGGGTCCTTGCCGTAGTCCTTGGGAACGGCGCAGCGGATGCTGTTGGGGAACTCGTTGGCCCACCATTCGCTGTTGGTGTCTCCGGCGGTGTCATTGTCCAGAGCTACAAGCACGCATGCTGCGCTGCGCAGGATTCTTGCAGAGTTGCAGTCTGGCCGGGCCGTGGCCGAACCTGTGGAAATGGCACCTATTTTTTCTCTGTGCAGAATGCCCCAGAGCATTGCCGCGTCCCGTTCTGTTTCGACCACGAGCCAGACTGGATATTCTGGCTTGCCGTAGACGGAATAGCCACGGGAACTGCCCACAACGTGCCAGTAACGAGGCGCAGCGTCCTGCGCAGCGCGACGGATTTTGAGTTTCTGAAGAGTGCCTTCGGCAAAAAACGGAATGACCAGCCCGGCCGGGAGATATATTTTTGCCTCTTTGCCCTGGCGGCCAGTGTTGTAGGGCAGGCCCCAGCTTGTCACAGGTGGGAACTTGTCTTTGTCATTCCAGCCAAAACGGCAGGCACGAGCTGTTTTTTCGTCAATTCCCCAGCGCCTTAGCTGAGCCTGTGCGTGTGTGTTTCGGACCAGCCGTTCTTCGGAATGCCTGAGGAAGCTCTCAGCATGTTTTGACCATCGGGGCGGGGGTGAACTCGTCAAACGAGGTTCCCAGCGCGGAGAAGGGTAATTCTGGCGTTTTTTCGGGGTGGGTAGTGCTCCCTTTGCTGGTGCATCTGGGGCAAACGCCTTTTTGAACTCAATAAAGCCTTCTCCTGCTTTTGGAGCGCGGCCGTTCAAAGCGTTGTAAATGCCGATCAGATCGGCGCTGGTTCCGCAGGACAGGCAAAAACCTGTGTCCTTGGCAAAGTTGTAGGAGAAAGCACCGCCAGGAGTGCTTTCCGTGTGGAAGGGGCAGGCTGCTCCAATTTCTCCGGCTTTGTCGTGGGCAGGCTTGGGGGAAGCCAGAATCTGCATTGCTACGTTGCGGCATCCCTCAGGCCCGAGCCATTCAAGTGCTTTACCCATGAGTCTTGCCCCCTTCCAGAAGAACCGGGAGCAGACCAAAAAAAGGAATTTTGGGCGCTTTTGAAGCAAAATTGAGAGAGGCCTTCGAAGGGGTAGAAAAAACGTCGACCCCGTGGCGAAGGTTTTTAAGGCTGAAATAATTGGAGAAATAGACAGCCTTCGAGACTTCGAGGCTTTTAGAGACATTATAAAAAAAATTATTTTTTATAATATTTTTATATGCACTCCCTATATATACTCTTTTTATATTATTTTTTATTTTTATATTATATATATAAAAAGTATATAAGGTGTCTAAGTTGAGATTGAAAATCCAATTATTCAAACTGTTTATGATCTTCGTTACGTGGTTCGCCAT